GTGCGTGTTTGCGTGCATTTGCATTGTGCATTGTGCATTGTGCATTGTGCATTGTGCATTGTGCATTGTGCATTGTGCATTGTGAATTGTGAATTGTGAATTGTGAATTGTGAATTGTGAATTGTGCATTGTGCATTGTGCATTGTGCATTGTGTATTGTGTATTGTGTATTGTGTATTGTGTATTGTATATTGTGTATTGTGTATTGTGTATTGTGTATTGTGTATTGTGTATTATTTATGTTTGTCTAATTGAGTATCTATACAATTTATTAATTTATCTCTTACTGTAGGTAATACAGTATCCAATGGTTCATTATCTTTAGTTCTTATCAATTCTACAGAATCGTACCAGTATGTTTTGTGTTTATCATTTGACCACCGCCAATCAGATACACCCAACAATAACCATGTATTAATATTCATTATACCAGCCAAATGAACTATATATGTGTCAACTGTAATCAATAAGTCAATATTCCTAAGTAAATGAATCGTATCCTCAAATGGTTTAGCTATATCTAACTCATAATATATTATCTTATCCCCAAAACTAATTTTTTTTAGATCATCTATTATTTCTGACTTTCTATGTATACATATCAGGTCTATATCAAGTTCTGATAATAATTTATATTTTGCTAATTCTATATACTTTTCTATAAATGAACTTAATCGACCATTATACACAAATCCTACTCTGAAATTTTTTAAAGAACTTGTTCGTTTTTTCCATAATAATATTTTTTCAGGATGTGTTTTAATATAGTCTTTTTTATTTGGTGTAATTTGTGTTAATTTTAATATCTTAGGCAATGACATAATATATAACATATAATCATAATCTAGCGTCTGTAACTGGACGACTATTTCTATATTTCCATATGTTTTAAATATATGTGAAATTTCCCTTTTACAAAAGAAGGTTATTTTCATATCTTTATATTTTTCAGATAATTCGATAATAAAGCGATAATATTGAATATTATCTCCTAGTCCCTGCTCGGATACAATTAATAATTTATTACATGTATCACTACCATTCCAAATATCTAATGGAATTTCCACTCTAGTTCTTTCTCCTGTTTGTGGACATATGGTATTGAAATTCAATCGTACATCATATAGTTCAAAACCTATTAAAAAATCTTTCTTTGATAAATATGGAAATGATGAGTTATATTTGTATGTTTCATTCATAAATTCCAATGGAATACGATTGTAATATTTTATAGATTTATCGTATTGTTGTGTGTAATAATATATACTTCCTAAGCTACTACATATAAGCATATTATTTTTTTTTAAATTATCTGATTTCAATAAATATACTTCAGCATCTTTGTATCTTTTTAATGCGATATAAGATATTCCAATATTTGTACATACGTCTGGTATACACTGTATTTCTAGCACTTTTTTGAAATAAATTATTGCAGATTCTATTTCATTTAGGATTGAATAACAAATGCCTATTTGATTATACAAAATACCCATAGTTATTAGGTTTTCATTAGTACGGTTAGTATTTAAAATATCCAATACCATACGATAATAATCTATTGCCTCTATATATTTCTTTTCATTTTCATAAGATTTTGCTATTTTTTTAAACATTTCTACTTTTTTTAACATTTCTTTTTTTTTTAACATTTCTATTTTTAATATTTCTATTTTTTTAATATTTTTTTAATATTTTTTTAATATTTTTTTAATATTTTTTTAATATTTTTTTATTATTATTCATTATTATTCATTATTATTCATTATTATTCATTATTATTCATTATTATTCATTATTATTCATTATTATTCATTACTAATACTTAGAATAGTCTTTTATATCATTTATTTCTGATTTTAATATACTATTTATTTTGTGTTTTAATTTACTTCTTTTATCATTGGTAATATAAACATTTCTTGCTAAATTGATAAATTCATCATCAAATGATTTAATATTTTCTTTCTTCCGAATATTAGCTTCAATTGTCCAAAGTGTTTCATTTATAGTTTTTAATTCATTTACTAGATCATTATCTAAATTATAATTATGTATAATCTTTTTTAAGTAATCCAGTTCATTGTTCACGGATTTTAACTTTTCCATACATGTTATTTTATTTTGTTTAATTTGTAAAATAGTATATTTATCGTATAATTCACCTATAGAAACTGGTATATAACATATATTTTGTGACATTATATTGTTGTATAATAAGATAAATAATTACTTATAACTTATTATATGAATTCATATTTATTTCTTCCCAGAACGTCTTCTTTTTCTTGACGCTTTTCTCTTTTGTGTTTTCTTAACAGCAGGCTTTCCAGTTTTTTTATATGTCTTTCCAGCGACCTTTAATACATCCTTTAACATAACCTTACCTCCTTTCGCCTTAGCCTTCATTTCAGTCATTGTCTTTTTTACATGTTCTCTCCACGCGTTTGCCATTTTATATATTCAAACTATATTTTAATATTTATAAAATTGATTTTAATTAAATAATATTAAATATACAAATAAATCTATTATATTCGTAACATAAACTGTTATAATTCTATAAAACAATATAAATGTCTAAACTCATTCTAACGCGTTTTCTGTATATATACGATGAAGTTTGCATTTCTTTATTGACTTCGCTTCTGAAAAAACAATCACTCGATGAATGTTATTTCTGGACTTCTGAATTATACTTTTCTGGTCTAGATAAAGAATGTTGGGAATTTATTTGGTTTGTATATTATGACTTTTATTATATTGACAACCCTTATTTTGGTGATTATATATCTAAGAAATATTCTAAATATGATTTTAAAAGTGTTATTACAGTAATTAAAAATATGTTCAAGTTGAAATCATCACCTCACATTTTTATAACCCGTCAGTATAACATCAATATTAAAGATATCACGCATATTTTCCGCGGAAGAAAACCATCGTGGCTTATTAAATACCCAACTAAATACCATGGTCTATTACGGTTTATAGATAAAAAATTATATCATTTTGCAGTATCATCATTACCCGAGACAATATCTGACGAATTATTTGAAGTTATACAAACATATTTTAACATTCCTAATGATAAATTCGTTCATATTACAAAGCATATTAACTCAAACGATTATGATAATAGTTACCACAAACTTTGGTCTGTCATTTGCCTATTTATATTTAATCCATTGTTTTACACATCAAAGAAGAAATTACAATGTGCTTGTAATGAAAATGAATACAATGAATTATTAAAACATCATAATGACTCTATTCCTGTATCGCCAAAATATAATCACTCACAAATCCATAAAACATTAGAGTATAAGAGAAAATATTATATTCATTCGCTATGCTCATCCTTTACATTGTTGCGTGATACATCTAGAGATATATATACTGAATTGTTATATCATTGGGAATATCATGCGTATAGTACACCTATATGGTTCGAACGATTTAATAAATATAAAACTATTGCTAACTATGAAAGTAAACGAATTGAATTTATGGATGATGATGAATTGGAAGAATTTTACAGTCTATATGGATATGAACCTGACGAACAATCAAAAGAAACTCAAAATAAAGGATTATTATTATCTGATAACAATAGCTGGAAAAAATGGTATGATAATGTATTTCAAGAATCCCCATTATTTATCTTCAATAATGACTTTAAATTCTCTTATTAGAAAAAATTGATACGAATAAAATTAATAAATTATTTTTATATAATATAAGTATAATGGTTAAAAATCAGAAAGGCGGAAATAAATCTAAGAAGATGGGACGAAAGTTTCTTTCTGCACCAATTGATAGACACGTTCGTGTTGCAGAAGAAAAAGGAGAAATATATGGAGTTGTAACAAAGCTACTAGGTAATGGTATGTTTTATGTTAATGACCCAGATGGAAAAGAACGATTAGTTGTTATGAGAAATAAATTTTGCGGTAGAGGAAAGAGAGATAATGTAGTCGTACAAGGAGGCTGGGTACTTATAGGTGAACGAGATTTTGAATCATGTGCAAAACCGAAACACGATTTACTTGAAGTATATAATGATTCAGAAAAAATAAAATTAAAAAATTCCGGTAATGTGTTAATATCTAAATTAAAAAGTGAATTCGATAAAAATGATAATGATGATGACGATAACGCCTTTGAATTTACAGATAAGAACGACGAAGAATACTCAGAATTGATTCAAGAAATTGATGAAACAGACCATGTCGAAACAATTCTTATGGACACCGGAGAAGAAGTAGATATTGATGATATTTAACACGCATCCAAAATATCTATAATTATGTCGGTGTCTATTATTCCATTAGTACCTATATACGAATGAGGTACGGTATTTTGTAATTGATTTATACCAAAAGGGTGAGTTATATTTCTTCCAAAAGGGTTTATCATAGAATTCATCGTCACTAAAGAATTTAAAAATGCTGTTCTAGAATCATATATGTTTTGATTATCTATATATTCTTTATTTATTACTTCTTTTTTATCCAGTTTAAATCTACACAACGGACATTCTATATTTTCATTATCAAACCATTTCTCTATTGATTCAGGATTGAATCCATGTAAACATGGTAATATAGTTATCCTTTTTCTAGTTTTAAATTTTTCCTGTATAATCGGACAAGTATCATTCTTACATACACCCTTTCTATATTGTATAGTTCTTAATGAGTTTCTACCTTTATCAGATAATATATATTTATACTTATTTACTATATTTGACATTGATTCTTCGTCATAAATATCCATTGTTTGATTTTCTAATAAAATATTTGCCAACATATCTCTTTCTAATAATTGTTCATAGTATGTACTTGTTGTCGTATTTAAATTATCATTTGGTATTTCACCCATATTATAATAATAATATAATAATATAATAATAATTTTAAACAATAATTTGTTCCAATATATTATACCTTTTATTGTTTAATGTTTTCTTCAATATTTTCCATGGCGTTTGACTTTCTATCCCATATAATTCTGTGTGTGTAAACATATTCAATGGATGTGAACTATACCCAGACATCATGGAATATCCTGGTCTATATGATAATTCTGGAAATCCATCTGTATTACGAAGATTCCAAAATATAATATGAGGAGCCTTATATGCTTTACCACATATACGCATTCCAGCACTATGAAATTTTTCATCTACTATTTCTCTAACATATTCTATTTTTTTTGTATCATTTGTATTTGTATCATGCTCTCTATCGAATTGCATATCGGAAAATACTACCAATATCAGTTTATTTACTTCATCTATATCCATTTTTGTTTCTACTATTCCATTAATAATTAAATCCATTGCTTTGTATAGATTTGCATTCATTCCACTGGGTACATCATTTATTGTCTTTACCATGTCACAAAAGGTGTCTATATTCTCTAGATTTATCCAAGACGGTGTATTATTAAAAGTTAATACACGTCTCCCTAATTTTGATTTCTCTGCCACACGACATCCTAATCCAATAGCAGAGTATAGTGGATTTCTATCCTCATATTCCATCGATTCTGATGTATCTACTATCGCAATCATATTGGCTAATTCGGGCGTATTACTACTATTACTTTTCCATGCCTCGTTTATAATATTTCGTTCGTTCGCTTTATTCGTTCCATCATTTACATTTAATGCTTGTTTTACAAAATCTACAATTGATACATTTGAACCTTTCATTACCTTTTCTCCTGATTGTACTTGTTTCATGAATTCCAATACATTATTACAGCACATTTTACGATCGTCTGTAGTATCATTTAAAAAAGCATTTTTCTGTTTCATCATTGTATTGCTTGTTACCTTATCAAAATTAATGTCTTTCCATTTCTTTTCACATTGTTTAATTTGAGTTGTATCAATGTGTTTGTTTATACGAGTTAATATTTTACGATAATGGGTTTGAGCTTTATTTAATGCTGCTTTTGTCCACCCATTTTTTCCAAAATCGGGATAATAGTTCTTAGCGAGTTCTTTATTTATCCATCCAAATTTTTTACTTTTTTCACGGGGAATCCACTTGGCTACTAAAGAACAATTATCTGTATTTGTATCCACAAACATGTTATCCTTTCTTAATTGATCGTTCATCATATCTAATATTTCCGTTG